GTATGCTCCAACAACATCTTGGACTAAATCCTTTACTGCATCTTGTTCTTCAAGGTATAGGGCAATGCTGCCATCTGAATGATTGTGAATTGAAAATAGCGGTTCGCGTGCTTGCTTTTCAAAGTTCAATTGCCTTCACCAATTTCAAAAGCTGCAATGATGATTGCGTACAGTGCAAGGATTCCAATAAATCCACAAACTAAGCCTAACCAAAACATTTGATTCCTTTCCGTTCAAAGTAGGTAGGCACATACTACACACCTTTGAACAGTGCAACGCTTAGACTCGCTGAACCTCAATCTGAAAAGGTGCGGCGGTGTTAATGTCGTATTTGGCGGCAATTTCAAGTGCCTCAACGATGCGCTCATTTGCCCATTCAGGGTTGGCAAGGTTGGGCAGTTGCCCCGCCAATGCGCCTAGCGCGTAGGCACTGCCACTGCCGACCCCATAAAGGCCATCGGCAGATTGCGTGATGCTTAGATCATCGCCAATTTCAAAGACATTTCCAGCAAATGCCAACAGGTATGAATAACTGATTCCTTCTTTAGTGTAATCAAATCCTTGCAATTTGAAGGCTGCAATAATGCTTGGGATGATCTTTCTGCCCATAAAGGTGACTGGATTAGTGCCATCGTAGGCTGGCGGTGTCCAGTTATAGGTAAGAATATCCCCTGGGCGGCAATCGCCGCTAACTGCCAACAGGTACTTTTTCAGCTTCACAATCTTGGGCGTGCTGGGTGAGATGATGCGCTTATCCCCATCTGTAACCTGAGAGTCTGCCCCTAGAATGGCAAAATCAAGCCCCTGATAGGCGATTACGGTTGTCATATCCCTAAGTGTAGGGGTAAGGCGTGAAAACCCTAGCAATTCCCCAATTTCTTCGGGTTTCCACGCCTTCAGCCGACCCTAACACGCCCAAATCCTGTTATCAAATCGTTACCAAAGATTTTTGCCAATTTGAGGTCAAATGTTGCTTGTCTGTATATACAGGTGCTAAGTTTCTCTTATGGGGAACGGCCCCAAAGAAAGAAGGCTTAAAAATGATTACTTACAAAAATTACACAATAGAAAAAGTAAGCAAGCGCGGTCTTTATGTTGTTATCAATAACTTGAACCAACCAATTGCTGTTCTTACTTTGCTTCGTGATTGTAAAAAATTTGTTGATAGAAAGGTGGGTGCATAAATGTTGTCAACAACTGGTGGTTACACAATTCAAGAAACTGCAGATGGCGTAGTTCTTATTCAAAATGAGCGTGTCATTACACGATACACAATCAAGCAGTGCAAAAACGGAAAATGGCAGGTTCGTTTACACGGTGCTTCTTTTGGTTTAGAAATTGGTTATTTTGCACCAGCAACAAAAACATTTGGTGCAGTTTTTAACCATTGCGTAAGCGATCTAAATTCAATTATTGATGAGCTGGTAACTGCAAAGGTAGGTGCGTAATGAATCTTTACCAAGTAAGACTTTTTATCAATAACCAATGGCAAGTTATTCGCACTTATGGAACAGAATCTGAAGCACTAATGTTTGCCCAGCTTTTGCAGCCTGAATGGGATGTTAAAGAAGTCTCTATTGCTGAAGCAAATCAGGCAGGTAACTAATGTTTTCAACTAACTACACTTGCAAGTGCAATGCCTGCAAAGAAACATTTGAATCAGTTATGAAAGTCAACTTATGTTTGCCTTGCTTTGAGGCTTACCTAGCGAATTTGGAGAATAACTAAATGGGTGCAATGAAAAACTTGGTCATTGATGCTGGCGATACTTTGTACCAAATCAGCCGTGACTTAAACAATGCAAGCGAATGTGGCGATCTTGATGAGATGAAGCAAGCATTGCGCAGGGCAATTGTGAACTCTGCGCTTGGGATTGCCTTTATTGACGAATTGGGGAACATCTAATGGCAAAAAAGCATTGGTACGATGTAACAATTATTGCTGAAAAAACAGTTCGCATTTATGCCGAAGATGTGCAAGATGCAAAAGATAAGGCAGATGCAAAATATGAACCATTGTGGAACGCAGAAACTGCATCAAGAGAGGATGGAACAATAGAATGATTACAAAGCGTGGCAAGCGTATGCGAGCAGTTGCAATTGCAGTTGGCTTATTTGTTGTATGGCAGGTTGCTGCAAATCTTTGGTGGGTTGGCATTGATGCACCCAGTGCTGAGTTTTTTGGCTGGTGTTGGGGTTCAATGACAGAGTGCGTGGTTCTATGACCCCACTTAGATCAATTAGGGTTGATGCTGACTTGTGGCAGTTAGCATTGAAAAAAGCCAAAGAAGAAGGCACCACTGCCACCGCAATCATCATTCAAGCATTGCAAGAATATATTAAATAATTGATAAACGAAAAACCCACCAACGGGAACGGCCGTTGGTGGGTTTTTCTATGGGGGCGTATTTAGCGCCTGAAGTCTTAATCTACATACGATGCTAGTTCAGCACAAATTGCAGCGTAAGCCGCTAAATCTATTGCACTATCAAGATGCGTTGGCATTGCAGATAGTCGAGCAAGTTTCATTGCTGCCATACATAAAGCTGCAATTTCAGGTGGTACGGCATCGCCAGGTTGAGCAGTTTCAACATATCGTTCTAAAACAATTCCTAATAAAACGCCAATGCGCTTGTGGTTAATGCGTGGTTCATCGTAGGAAACATTGCGATCACCATAAGTTAAGCGTTTGGCCTCATCTAAAACTTCGCCTCTATTCATTTTCCCCCATCTCATACCAGCCATCGCCCCAAAGGGTTAAAAGGCGCTTAAAGTAGGCCTCATATTGAAGGCCGATAGTATCAAGGTTATAGAGTGATACGGCGCGGTTTCTGATCTTGGCGCGGTCGAGATATTTCACACCTTCGGCTGCCTGCACAAATTCCTGCAGGGTTCGGCATCTAAAGCCTGAAATTCCATCGGGGTTGTTCTCTGTAAATGCGCCCCAATCAGTTGTGATTGTTGGCGTGCCGCAAGCCTGAGATTCAATTACGACATTTCCAAAAGGTTCAACATAAAGAGTTGGGGCAAAAGTTGCTATCGCCCCACCCATCAGTTTAGCTCGTTGTTCGGGGTCAACTGAACCGACAAACTCGCCATATCCTGATTGCTCACCAGGGCCAGCCAAAATCAGGCGCTTGCCTAAACGCTGGCAGACTTCTTGGGCAATGCGGTACCCCTTGCGATCAATAAGCCGACCAATAAACAGGTAATACTCGCCGTTTTCGTCTCCCTTGCCATCTCCCAATGGGAACATTTCAGGTTCTAAATAGCCTGGAATGACTGCATCATAGAACTGGCCATCTGCCGTTGTTGGGTTTTTCCACCCTGCATAGATTGAGTGCATCCAGGCATAGGATTCAAAAACACGATACTTGGCAAACACGCCGCCGTAGCCAACGCCAAACTCCACCGACATATGGGCAGGAAAGGCATCGGCGATTGGCTTTTGTGCGCTGCCGCCGATTAAGCAAATGAAATCTTGCTTTTCAATGCGCTTGCCAATCTCGGCAATAGCGTTGGCATTGAATTCATCCCACAATGCCCCCGAAAACGGGAACTGTGTGTAGTGGGCAACGGCTTTAACCGCCTCGGCACGCTTTGAATCTGCAATGCAGGTAATTAGCTCGGTGACTGGTGCCTCAACGGTTTCGCCTGCATAAAGGAATACTTCGTGGCCTAGATTGTGCATCATTATACAAAAGCGGCGCACCTTTTCAGTAAAAGCGCACCCTGCAAACTCTTTTGTTACCTGTGTGTGTGGCAGTGCCACGATATGAAAACGCAATTGATTCCCCCGAATCTGTCTTAGTTAACCGAGAAGCAATTTTGCTTCATCGGCGGTGATGCCTAATTTGGCAAGAAGTTCAGCCTTTTGTGCAGCTTTTGCAACTGCCTCTGCCTCTGCCACAACACGGTCAGATTCAGCCTTTGCAGCATCTGCCTCGCGTTGTGCCAATTCGTCAGCAGTCAACGGGCGCTCTGTGACCTCGCCTGTTTCGCAGTTCACTTCGATTGCTATTGTCATTTTGCTCCCTATGAGTTTTTGATACCGTAAAGTGTTGCTGATGAGTGTTGTTCCCAATTAAATGCACCATTTGAAGCGTAAAGTGAGATAGCGGTAATGGCTGATGTTCCTGACCATGTTCCAGCAACTAATGAGACATATGACAAGGTTGCATTGTTTTCCTCAACACCATCAGATGAGTAAGATTTTTGAGTGCTTCCCGCATAACTAGGAACATAAATTTCACAACTACCAAAGGTATTGGCCGTATCAAACGCCTTACTTACATAT